TCTAAACTTTTCTTTTCCTTTTATTTATAGAGGTAATGTAATCAAATTCCAAACACTCTAATCGCACCCGATGATCTTAGACCTCTTAGAGAACCTGTAGTGTAATTCTTTCTTTGAATAGTTGGGAACGTTGTTAAACCAGAATTAACTGTAAATCCAGTTACTCCTATTGAAATTGGACTGCTACTTCTAGAAGCATTATACAATCTACCCCAACTGATTCTACCTAAATGTGTAGCAATGCCTGGATTACTATTATTAAAGTTACCTGTCAATCCAGCTCCTACACCTGTTACTTGTCCATTTTGAATATTACATGTTATTTCACCATTTTCACCAGTGGAAGTAACAGCATGGACTTTATAGATGTTATCTAAGAAAGAAGAACCAATACTCACCACAGATGAATTATGTGTGTCAACAGATACGACACCAGTTCCAACTGTTGTATCCTTGATAAACACTGGATAACCAACTAGTAGTGAGTTTGCTGCTTTATCTGCTCTAAAGAAGAACTTAAGCACTGATTGTCCACTAACTGTGGTCGTGCTAATACCCGTAATAATTCCTGTGAAACCTTCAACATTACTAATAGATGTAATTTTTTCAGTCTTAAATGTTGGTAAATTAATTATAACTTGTGGGGGAGTTACGTTTGAATAACCAAATCCAGCATTAGTAACATTTATCGCTGATATTGAACCGTTTGTAACTGTAGCAGATGCTGTTGCAGTTGTTGCAACTCCTACAGTTCCGTCAGATTGTATGAATGTTGCAACACCAACTAAAGGATTAGAAATTTTTACAGTAGCACTATCATATCCACTTCCTGCATTTGTAATATCAATCGAAGTTATAGTGCCCGATGGAGATACAATTGCTGTCGCAGATGCACCAACATTTATTTCTCCAGAAGTTACTAGTGCATCAACAGTGTTATATTCTAGGTTATAGTCACCATCAGTCTCATCTGGATTAGTAGAAGTTAAATGATCACCTTTTTCATAGAAAAATACTTCTGCATCGTCAACAAATATACCATTTGTATTTTGTGTTCCAGATGATGTTGTAAAATCTCCAATTATTTTTGAAGTAGGATATACTTGTGGTTCAAGAATTTCTCTTGACTTATCAATTTTTTTACCACCCAAAATAATATCAACTTTTTGTTTTGTCCATCTTATTGGTTTATTATTATTTTCATCAATACCAGCTCCTGTGTAAATATCAGTTTCAACAAGTTTTGCACCAAGTAATTCTTTTAATGTTCTCTCTGCTTCTTGTGAAGTTGTTACTCCAACAGGATGTTTGAATAATCTTAACTCATCACCAATTTTAACTGTTTGTTGAATATCTGCTGTATCAACATCAACACCATCTTGACCCTTATAGAAGAAAATATCAACTTTTGATTCAGGTCTTGGTGCTTCGATAAATTCAAATGTTGTACCACCTTCAAATGTATAAGATGAACCAGGTGTTTGTAGAACACCATTTATGAATATAAGAAGGACAGCATTCAAATCAATTAATTGTGAACGAGCGTTATTGAGATCTTTTTCAAAACTTAGTAATTGTCCATTAAAGAATAATGGGAATCGTGTTCTTGAACCGTCTTGTAAATTACCTATAGAATCAATAAAGTCTATCTCTCCAAATTGCCAAGCAGAGAATTTATCTTTGAATATTTGTGTAACCTCTAATTCAAATTCCTGTAATGGTGCTGATAAATGTGCAGCAGTTACTAAACCAATTGGTTTAAATCTGTCACCAATTTTAAATGAATGTCCAGGTCTTGCGATAGAAAATTCTGATATTTCAAAAGTAGTAGATCCAATACCAACAGTTGTTTTTGCTGCACTTACTTTGACATCAACTAATAAATTAGAACCTGTTTCAGTTGTTGCACCAATTCCTTGTCTTGATATACCAATGACAGGCAAGTTATCATAATTTGGTTCAGGTATAATAATTTCAGGATTGACATAACTTGTTCCAGCTGAAACAATATTAAATGCTAGTGTACCACCTACACCAACTGTTGCAGTTACAACTGCACCACTACCAGCACCACCACCAACACCAGCGTTTAATGTGATTGTATTGAGTGTAGTTGCACCTATACCAGTAACTATACCAGCGATTGGATCTGAATTTGGGAAACTAGTCTTTGATACTGCTCTTGGATATGGATGATCAGAGAAGAAATTATCTTTTGAACATTTAAATATTAATGCACCAGTATCAATACCAACTGTGTCACTTGTTGTAAATGTATGATTTGGAATTGTAAGAACTAACTGACCTGTATGAGATGTATATACAGCGTTAGTTGCAGTAAATGAATTTGCATTTGAAGCAGCAAAACTACCTTTACGTATTGAACCTATTCCAGAACTTACAAATCTATGTTCATATGCTTGGTCTGTAACAGCTATGGCAACAGATCCACCACGATATCCAGAACCAAATGTAAGATCTTCAAAGAATTCAAATGCGTGACCGCCACCTTGATATGTGTGAGGAATTGTACTTGCACCTGCCTGAACCTCAAATGTTCTATCAGAAACAATACCAACTACAAATAGTGGTCTTTCATGGTCTTGGAAAATTGTAGTTGTAACTCCAACATATCCACCACCACCGATTGTCTTAACAGAGTTTGCAGCAGCAGAAACAAATGTATGAACATATTGATCACTTGGTGCAGATGCACCAACATTAACTCTGAACGTATTAGTCGTAACGTTACTAACTGTTAGATATTGTCCAGCAGCAGGGTCAGTTGCACGAGGATAACAATGAGTAGAATTATTACTATCTTTATCACAGGTAAAGCAAATTGAACCAGTATCGAGAACAACAGCATCACCATTTACAAGTCCATGATTAGCAATTGTTAATACTAATACACCATTTGCTGGATTATATGTTGCGTTTGTTGGTGTTCCTACAACTGTCTTAGGACATCTAAACTCTAATCCTTTAAGTTTAACTGTGTTTGGTCTCTCTAGACCAAATCCATGAACAATGTCGGTTGTAACTGTAATGATACCAGTAATATTATCGTAAGATGCAGTTTGAATACCAAGATTAAATCCTGAAGATGTTGCAATTCCAACAACACTTGTCAATCCACCGTTTGCATCTTTAAATGCTTTCACCTTTGCTCCTTGTAATGGTGCATATCCTGTGCCTGGTGTTGAACCTAGTGAAACTATTAGTCCACCTCTTGGAACTTGGTTTTGATTAATATCAAATTCTGATACAATAAAATCACCGTTTGTAGAAGTAATACCACTAAATTGTACAGTAGATATACCAGCAGTTGTATCTGATATAAACTCATAATTACTACCTGTGTTATTAACAGTCTTAGGAGTCTGGAATACACCATTTATGAATAGAACACCATTACCAACTCCAATACCTGAAGAAGTATTTGCACCACCGACTGTTAATGAATATGTTTTACCAATACCAGTGAAGTTATCTGAGAGGTCATCAAATAACATATTTGTTGTGTAATCACTTCTTAAAAATGTTCTACCACTAAAGTTTGCTTTTAGGAAAGGTAAGTTAGTTTCATCTCTTCTTGATCTATTATTTCCTTTAGGTGGTTCTGCAAAGAATACAGTGCTTTCAACAATATTGAAGGCACCTCTGTGAACCCTCATAAGAGAGTTTACTGCGTGTGAAGTCGCTGCAATACCTAATTGACCTCTATCAACTTTTACGACTGGTAGAGTCGCAATACCAAGCGATACGTCAGTCGAATCATTAATAACACCAGTAGGTGTGCTTGAAAATCCAACTTCTGTAACTTTTACATATTCATCATCTATTTTTAGAAAATCTCTTGGTGCAACAGAACCTATTCCACTTAATACAAATTGAGATAATCCAATACCCACACCATTATTATATGTAAATCCATCAAAAACTCCTAGATTATGTGTAATTGAAGTAAATGAGATTGGTTGCTGCACTACTCCATCTAAACCTATTATAGTTTTTGTAAGTGGTTTTCTCATTATAAGTTTATGAGCGTTACCAGCACCAATTCCTGTAAATGTAACAGCGTTTCCTGTTGAAACATACTCAGGTCTAGTGTACAATTCAAATCTATTTTCATCAAGAACTTTAGCATAAACTGTGCTAGGTAATAATGTTGTTACTACACCAGCAATATTAGCTGTTGAACCGATAGAAATTGCAGTTCCAGCGATACCTATAAATGTTGAATCAGGAGTGTAAGTTAATTCTTCATTAGTATTAAAGAAATGACTTGGAATATTAATAGTGCTTGTTGTAGTGCTTATTGTTCCAACAGGATTAAATGTCTTAGAATAGATTGGAACTTCATTATGTTTTAATACAAAATCTTTTTTATTTGCTCTAAGTCCAGCAGCTCCATCATAAGTTGTCAAGAAAACTCTTTGGTTTACTGTTCCATATGTTAAATCTGGTGGAGTATTTTCAAAATCACTGGCTGTATATAATATTTGATTATATGATTGAACTTCAATTAAAGATTCAAATTCAGAATCAGGGTAGAATTTTAGATTTATATCATTACCACTAATTTCTCCACCAAATGTTCCAATACCAGTTGTTGAACCAGCTGACACAAATGGATATTGTACAGTTAGAATGTCATCAACATCACGAATTGATATCACTTGGTGCACTGCTGATGTTTCACCACAAGAAACTCTAACTAATGATTTTACGCTACTATCAATTAATTTGTTTATAGTTGAATAAGTAACTGGACTTGATGTAGTTGTAACATATCCAGATTCTAATCTGGCACTTCTTTCAGCACCTGCAGGTTGACCAGCGACTGAGAAGCGATAAGTTCCAATTCCAGAGGCAGTTGAACCTAATCCAACAATATTTGCTCTTACATCAAGTGTCCTTACCCTGTCATTTTCAATTTGTAATTTAACTAAATTATTTTCTACTCTCGCAGTAATAATACCAACAGCAGACTGACTTAATCCTGATTGAGTATCAACATATGTTTGAGAAATTGTGGTGTCTGTTCCATCAAAATCAACAATAACTTCATTGTAGTTGACTTCTTTTGTAAAACTATCTTGAACAAATATAGATGCGAATAAAGAGTTAAAGTCATATGTAGGAACTTCAATAATTGAAGAAGTTGTAAATCCAATAGTTGTTGACCCTACACCAGTGTTTACACCTGTTAAATCAACACTTCCAATACCATTAGTTCCAATACCAGATAAATCAGTATTGAAATCAATTTTTAATACTTTGATATCATGATCTTTCAGGAATTTCTCTGTTGGTTCAAAAACAAGATTTTTAGTTCCACTTGATAATATTTCAGTATTAAAATCACCTAACTTAACTGTTGTAAAATCAGTTGTTTTCTCAAGAATAAATGCATCTCTTTCAGTTGTTAGTGTTACTATATCTGAGAATTGAATATCAAAAGTATCAGGATCGATAATTTGAACTAAGTAATTTGCAAAATCTTCAATTAATGGTTCAATAATAGTATTTGTACTTTCAAAACCCTCACTAGAGAAGCTATCACTTATATCATCATGTAAGAGAACTCTATTTGTTTTACATCTTGTAAAGTCAGTTAAAGTTCTATTTTGAAGTGTCAAAAACTTTGAACCATTAACCCTTGTATCGTAATCTTTTGCAAAGTCAAAATTATTAATTGCATCAACTCTTTGTTTATCATTAAGTTCAAGAACGTTTCCTACATCTAAGACAACACTTTGATTTGATTCACGAACTGTTCCAAATCCAACTTCAATATTAGATGTGATTGTTGTATCAGAAAAATTCTTGAGTCCAGATGGATGAACTAAGCGATTTATTGGATTAACAAACTTTTCCCACTCAATAGAACTCTTGACTGTGTAAGATAAGTTCTGATAGTAATCATTATCTGGGATAACTTGATAATCTTCATTTAATTTACCAATATCATCTAACCAACCATATTCTTGCCTATTTGAAAAATCAGTTGTGAATTTTGCTTGATTATCTACGATACTTGTTATTTCTGCAGATACATTACTTAACTCACCTTTTATTCTATCACCCTTTCTTATCTTGTACTTACCATCAATCTTTATGTAATCATTTCTTACTTCAATAACTTTTAAATCTGTTATAACATCACCAATTATCAATGTTTCTTTTAATTCAAAAACACCTCTAGATTGAACTGGCTCAATCACTGGATATTTTTTCTTATTGACTAAAGTAGCATATCCAGATTGGAATGTTTTAGCAATACCAGGATTAGTTGTAACACCTGCTGTACTAAACTCTAATACACACTGAGTACCTGCAGCATAATTTACTACATCAAAGAACTGATAATTATAGTTGTCTGAATTATATCCAGTACCCTCCACAGTTGTTGATGTCGATATTCCACCACTTAAAGTACCAATTCCAGCTTCACCAACTCTTTGAATACCCTCAACATAAACTTGATCCCCAGTTGCAAAAGGTTGTTCATCAAAACCATTTATTGGAGTTTCAAGGAAACAAGTTACAATACCTGAATTACTAATTTGAACTGAATTTATTCCTACTCCATTAGAGTTGTTGATTGAAATTATCTTATGAACAACTGAATCTAATCCAGTAACAGGAGATAGGACATCAACTCTAGATATAGTTTGATTAGGTGTAAATGGTTGTAGTGAAAGATTATCAACGACTGTATTTGATATGGGGTTGAACACTATCAAATTAGGGGTGCTCATATAATCAGCACCACCACTTATTATATTAACTGAGTCAATAATATCAAGATTATCAATATTAACAACAGGTGATATGAATGCCTCTGGACTTAAGGTTTTATCTGAAGAATATTCATAACCTATATCTACTGTCCTTATCTTTTTGATTCTTCCAATATTTCTTGAAGAGGCAATAATATTTGCATCTGTTCCACTAACGCTATTAATTTTTTTGAATTGAGGTAATTTTTTATAATTAAATCCTGGCGAAACTATCTTTAGGTCTTTTATCTGACCATGAACTGAGGTTGACTTGGTAGAATATTCTAATTTTTCACAATCACTATTCGTGTAACTTAAAAATTCAGGAACTACAGGTGAAAAGTCAAAAGTATCATCAGTAACGTTGAATATTCTATATTCACCATTATACTTACTATCAACAAATCTTATTTCAGAATAATTTGAAACTTCAGTATCTGCAGTGCTTATAAATCCACCCTTTGTTAAACCATAATATAATGTGCCTGGTGTAGATGCGGAATATTGAACTGTTAAACCTGCACCGATTGGATCAGTATTATTTGTAGCAATACCAATTGTTCCACCTGTACCTACATTAAAAGTACTAGAATCTTGTGAACTTAAGTATTCATTTGTAAGATTTCTATCGTAGAATAATTTAAAATCAAAATTTAATAATGTACTACTTGTTAAACCAAAATTTAATTTTGAATTTTTTACAACATCAATTCTTGGATTAATTAGTCCGATTGATTGATTTCCACCAGTATTTGCTGTAATACTTACAGTTCTTACTGGATTGGCTCTATTATCTTCAATTGTTTCTGAAAGTTGGAATCTTCTACTACTAATTCTGTTTATAAAATATGTTCCTGTACTTAATCCAGTTGCAGCACCATCATAGAATACTTTATCTCCAGTTTTAAATCCATGATCAACTATATCTATTTGATTTGTCTCAACATCAGAGGCAGTAAACAACAACGGATCAATAATTAATTTTTCAAATTCTGAGTTGTAGTTAACAGATACAGGGATTGTAGTGCCATTTCCAACATTTAAACTAGGGACTACATTCATTCTGATTGTATCCCCTTCAATTAAATTATGAGTTGTTGTATTTGCAGCTGATACATTTGTTGATACTGTGGTTGTAATTTTATCAATGTCACCAGTTACTTGTTTCTTATCTGTTTCAAAGAAATATAATCCTGATGAAATACCTGAATTTGAACCATTGCTGTAAAAATATAAACCCTCACTTGTACTACCAATACCAACAAAAGTAGTTAAAATACCAATATTATCTTTACCTTTATTAATAACATACACATCAAGTGAATTTTGACCTAAATGTGGAACTTTGAATTCAGTTACGAGTGGTGTAGTACCTACATCAAACCTGTTTGCACCATTCCTTTTGTTCAATGTAACCTTTTGACCAGTCTTAAATGGATGGTTTGGTATACGAATCGTCCTAGTTGGTATTGATACTTCCTCTTTTAAATCACCAACAAACGTATCTACATTTACTGCACCACCATTTGTAGTTCCCACACCAACTGATTGAGGTCCATTAAAGTAAATAATATCATTAGGTTCTGATTCAAATTTTGTAGTTTTTACAGGTATACTAATTCTGTTATTCAAGGCATCTACATTAGAACCAAGAGTATGAGCAATACCAGTATGTCTTAAAACTCTAATTACATTCTTTTCGTCAAATATATTAAGGACTCTTACTATCTCTACATCCGTTACATTTCCTGAACCAATTCTAATTGAACCACCTATCGCTACATTAGTTGGTATTTTAATTACGTTAATATCTTGAATTAAACCATTTGCAGAACCAATTGTCATAGATTTTGCAAGTCCAACTCTGTCAGTTGCCACACCAACTTTAAATGAGTTAGTTAGATTAACGATAGAACTACTTAAACCAGATATGGATACAGATGTTTGATCATTCAACTCCATAAATGGTAAAAACTGTGCTGTTACTTCGTTATAATTGTTCCAAGTAAAGATGGCATTTTCAAATGTATTAATACTTGTATCAATACGTGAGATTCCAATACCAACAATCTCATCAACTTCAGCACGGAATCCTGAACCATTAGTGCCAGTATCATCAAAATCTGTTGTATCTCCAACTTTATATCCTGTTCCTCCATTTAAAATAGTAAATCCATCAACTCCACCTTTAGTAACAGCTTCAATTTTTGAAATTTGTCTTATTTTTTCATATGACTCTATTACAAAATCATTACCAGCAAATTTTTCATCTACATTGTATGGTAAAGTATTTCTTCTTAATCCTGAATTGTTAAAATCAAATTCTTGATTTAATATTTGATTCTCTGCAATAAATGGTGAACGGTATGTATTTCCAATAAAATATGGGTATTTACCTTCTAATTTGTTAGTGCCAGTTCCTAAACCCACAGTGGAAAAATATGCATAAACTCCATTTGGAAATTCTGGTGTTTTTCCAAATCTTCCATTATGAATATCTAAATCACCAGTTCCATTATACACATGATCTTCAACAAAAAATCCTGCAGAATATCCTGGTGGTCGATTAATTATTCTATTAACATCAGTGACATAGGAGGGTTGTATAATTTTTAACGCAGAGTTAATATTAGAAGGATCTGAATATCCAAAAGGACCATATATTGGATTACCATCATATGCCCAACCAACTATTGGAGAGTGACCAATAATATTACTAAATTCACCACTTGAAGTTACATTGAATGTATTTTCAAAATTATTAGCAATATCTTGAGAATAACCTAATATACTAAACTTTAATGTATCTTCTTTTTCTGATAAGAAAGAATCACCAAATCTATGTGTATTATTTAAAGTTAGACTTCTAACTCTTGCTGCATATGACCCATTAGAACCTCTTGGAAATGCTCTTACTTCTGTTGATACACTACTATAACCAATTCCAGTATTAGTCACAATCGCATCAATTACTTGTCCATTTTCAATTACTGGACGAACAACAGCACCAGCTCCTGCACCATCTCCTGTATTTAAAACCCTTATCTCTGGACTTGAATTATATTCTCTACCTCTATTAACAACTGCAACATCAGTTATTCTACCATTAACAATTATTGGTTTAAATTCAGCAAATCTACCATTTTCGATTGTAACTTTGGGAACTACTTCTTTATCAAGAGTGGTTGATCCGTAGTTTGTACCTTCTTCATATAGATACCCACCAATTAATTCTCCAGTTACAACAGGTGTAATTACAATATCACCAGTTATTGTTGAACCATAAGATACATCAACATTAACTTTTATCTGTGGGTAATTAAATATTTGAAATCCCTCTCCAGATGAAGTGAAGTTTACATACTTACCTCTGTTAAAGTCTGTGGTTGAAGTTCCTCCGATACCTGCATCTGCTAGTTGGAAAGTATCATCAGTTAATTTTTTAATGTAATATGAAGATGCTGTGCTTAATCCTTGTATTGGTGATGTTTCTGCAGAATATTCTATTATTTCACCAGTTTTAAATCCATGATTTTTAAAAGTTACAACATTTAAGGATGTCGATATTCCTATGGGTTTGACTCTTAATTTACGATGAGTGTATCCAGTTCCCTCTTCTAAAACTTTAACAGCAACTAGAGTATTTCTACTTTCAGTTCTAAATTTATGAATACCACTTGCAGAGGTATCAGTTGATAATCCAATTGTGTTTATACCAGCAGTTCCAAATAAAGCATCTGTAGGTGTATTAAAGATTCTAACTGTTGATGGGTTTACAGACCTGACAAAATATGGTGCACCATCTGATAGTGTGCTACTTACTTTATTTTCAAGATCAAATGCAGTTCCAATTCCTATTGGACTGTTTCCATTAGATCCATAGTATACGAGTTGTCCATCAAGTAAATTATGGTTAGATTTGAATGTAATTGTTTCATTTTCTATATCAACACCACCATTAAAGAAAATATCTCTACTATCAAACTGCAGTTCTCTGTTTCTTGTTCCTAATATCGGTTGCAATACACATCCTCTACCATTACCACCAGTTAATGAAATACTTTGAACAGCATCAATATCAAATTCTTGTGGATCAACAAATACATCTTTTACTGTTCCTTGTAATATTGGCTCAACTGCAGCACCAACTCCACTACTTGTTTCAATTCCAACAATAGGTGGATTCAAAACATCATATCCACTACCACCATTTAATAAATCAACTGATTCTAAAGGACCAAAATATATCTGATTATCTGAAATAGGTGAACGAATTTGAACACCATTAATTAATATACCAATATCGTTTGTGGGTATATCTTGATTTGAACTAACAAATAAGTTTTGTCTAAGAGGAATCTTTCTCAATATCTTATCTGCTTCTAATTCTCTACTCTTATGTTTTTGGAGAACAAATCTGTGAACATCTGTAGTAGAGGTAGTCGGTCCAACTTGAACTGTGCTTGCAGACCCGATTTGTGCTAATGAGTTAAATATTCTAATTTTTGTAATATCTTGACCAGGTTGAGGTATGACAGGATCTACAAAATATGTTCTTCCAGTATCTAAACCAACTAATGCTTCCCCTTCAGGTTGATAAACAACAGCATCACCTTGAATAAATTTTACATTTCTACTAATATTAAAATTAATAAAACTATAGCGATCATTTAAAGGATTAAACGCATCTAATCCAGCAGTAGTTCCACCTATAAGGGTTTCTTCAATTATGTCAGTAGTGATATCATAACTGGGTAAAGAATTTGATGCAACGTAACCATCAGCATTTCCATCAACATAAACGCTTAATGTATCTGCAATAATTTGATCATTTCCCTTTGAGATTGATACACCTGTACTTGATGCTTTTTCTATCTTTCTACGAATATCATATTCTATATTTGGATTCTGAGTAAATCCAGCAATTTGTGTAACAGTAATCTGATTTAATGTAATATTGATACTTGCAACTACACCACTACCAGCTATTACTTGTTCATTTCTTTTTAAGATATCAAATTTATCACCTACCTTAAGAGATGATTTATCAATTGGTGTTTTTAATGTAAATGTTGAACTACCAACTGGTATGTCTACTTGAAATCTTGAACTTGTATTGTATATCCATGAATTTGCAAAAATTTGTTTATAATTTTCATTACTATTCTCTATCTTTTCACCAATATTTTTTACAAAGAAATTTTCACCTTCGTTAATCAAACTAATATCAGTAATAGGAACTAATTCTGATAATACACCAGTAATTCTTAAATCAACTCTTTTTGTTAAATCTCCATTTTCATATCCAAAGATAGTTTCATTATCTCTAAGATTATCTGCTGTTCCTATACCAACTCCTATACCAGAACATCCAAAGAATTGATTAATTGATTTTGATGTGTAATCAATTTTTGAGTTAGCACCACTAATAACAGTTCCAGTAGTTCCAAAACCAACAGTTGAATCTACATTTATTATCGTAGCACCAGCATCAACTTTATCAAGAACCTTAGTATTACCTGGTACAGTGAATACACCCTCAATCAAGTCACGATCACTAAATCCAACAAATAATGCAATCTTGTAATAATTTCTACCTTCTCGTTTAATTATTTCAACTTCTGAAACTGATGCGTTAGTTGACGTATCTGTTGATTTAAATATTGTTTGCCCAGTTAAATTTTGTGGTTCACCACTTCCAATTAAATCAGCTACAACAACTTCTCTACGTATAAATTCTGCATCAGATGGTTTTATTAAATTACCTTCAAGGTCTATTATCCTTGAATCAACTCCATATAATACTTTAAATAATATTTTTATAGATTCTTCAACACCTTTTGACTGATAGAAAGAACGAGCGAACTTGACAAAGTTACCTACATCTAAATTTGAAGAAAATTCTTCATTTTCTAAACCAGGTAAAAATGTTTTCTTAAGTTTTTTGAAAAATTCTTGAAGGAATAATACAGATAAATTTGTGACAGTGGTGCCTGATGTATGAGTCGCTGCTGTTGTATCATCAAAAACTAAACTCTCACGATTTATTTCTAGTAGTGAAGAAGATATTCCAACATTATAACCAGATATACCACTAAAACCACGAATACAACCAGTAAAAGATGTTGAAGTTATACCAGTGTAAGATATAATTTCTTCATCAATTTTTAATAAACCATATTCCGTTGGGAATCCTTTTGTGCTAGGTACGGTTATGGTTGTATCGGTTAATGAAATATCTGCTGAAGTAGTTGTAAGACCAACTACGACTTCTGGTACTAAATTATCAGGTTTTAAATACTGGTCAAAATTATTAATTAAATCACTTGCTCCCCCTTGAAATTCTTGGGAGATATAATATTGTTTTAAAAACTCAGTAGCTTTTGGAAAATCAGTTACCACAAACTCAGGTAACTGATTCTCAATAATCGTATTGACTTTTATTCTTTTGTCAATGCTTGACATAAATTATTTCCTCTCTAAATCTCCGTTAGAGTAACTTGATGTGTAGTAATCTCTTGTGAACACAATACCTGAAACATCCTCACCTGAAGCGATTACATCCTTATTCATATTTATTGTAGTATTTGAAACATCAAAACTTAAGTAAAGATCTTTTAATCCTACTACATCATTTGATTCTGGAAATGCTTGAACTTCAACAATATTATTTTGTGCAGTAGTTGATGTGATGTTGATGGTATTAAGTATTACCTCACCTTTTTTATAATCAACAACTCCAGCCTCTTTGAGTAAAACTATTTGTTGACCCTTCTCATTTTTAGTCACTACACTAAGTATTCCTAACATACTACCATCTAAATTACCCGAAGAGTCTTTATTTGGAATGTCAGTTAAATATGCTACATTAGAGAATCCATTGATTGTAAATCCCGTACTCTTAATATTGTAACCTGCAGGATTTATATAAAAACGATTACCAAAACATAATTCATATTGTGCAAATTGATTTAGTAGAGCTTTCATATCTCTCCTAATAATCACTTTTGTTATGTTTGATGTGATTCCATTGTCAACACGGTCAATCAGTGTGTTTATTTTACTATATTTAAATCTACCACCGAACTTATTAATTTCAACGTTCTTAGCGTATTGATCTAATGAATTAATTATTTCAGTTCTTAGATTAGCAGCAGATGCAATTTGTGCTGGATTATAATATATTGTTGAATTTAATTCCACAAATAGTATCTTCAAGTCAACTATTTCAGAATTTATACCAGCGATAGCGTAACTCTTTAATTTATTTTTTATTTGTGATTTATCAAAATCTGATACAAAAGTACCATTTTTAGGTTTAATACTTATTTGAACCTTTCCAAATTGTGGTGGGTCTAATTCCTCACCACCTACGACAGAAACGGATTCTGTTTGAGGGAAAATATTTGCGATTATAGCTTCGTAATCTCTAGGTGTAACTGCTCTATATTGTGCTGAGTAGAGTCTTGGAGCAAAATACTTAATAGAAGACACATCTTCAACTTCAGCACCGTTAGAAGCGTTATTAATGGTAGTTATGACTACATTATCAGAGGGAGAAAATAATGTTCCATCACTTTTTGTAAATGAACCTTGGAAACTAAACTGGGAAGGACCATTACCAGTCTCCCCATCAGTGACAATATATCTTACAGTTATAATAGCACCGTTTTCCAATTTTCTACCAAATAATCCATCACCAAATAAAATCTCATATTTTTCATCCTGAACTTCTTGTGCTAAGTAAATTTCAGAGTTTTTATCAATATTTAAAATATTATCAACCATTGAATACTTTCTGCCAAGTCCAACATCACTTGCTCCCTTAACATAGACACGTAAAGTTGAACTATCAATGTTTGGACTATCAATTATATACCTTTGTTCCTTTGTAGTATCAACTCGATATACTCTCTGAAGTAAAGTTCCCTCATAAACACTGATTGAGTCAGGAAATTGAGCGAATGAAGTCCCTCCAATATCTCTTACTCTTGCTGATGTAATTTCATCAGGTATTGAAAATCTATATGTTGTTCCTTGTGTAACACCAACACAAGTAAGTCCAGAGCGTAAGGTAAGGAACTTAGGAGTGTTGTCATTAGTTGCACCTAAGTTTATATCACCAATGTTAATTGTAGCGATTGCAGCGGTTTTTGAACGTGGTACATAACCAATATTTCTTGCCAAAGATATGACATTTTCACGAATTGTAGCAGAGTCTAAAAATGATTCGTTTGCAACTAAATTTGCATTAAAGGCATTAATATATGAATTATACGCAAGAGCATCGATTAAAACTGAAAAGTTAGAACCTTCAAAATCAAAATCGGTAAAATTTGAGTTTGAACGAAGAAAATCTTTAATTTGTGCTTTGATTTGATCAAAGTCTAAACTTGTAAACTGAGTAAAAGGCATATTATCTCGTTGGTTCTAGAATAAAATCAAAAGACTGCAAAGGAGCCTCTAATCCTATAATTTCAAAAAGCACTTTGACGTTTAATGTGTTACCATCTGGTATTGCATCTACCTCAACACCAATATCACCTACTCTTGGCTCATAGTTTCTAATAGTACTACGTACCATATCTTCTATAATCATTACAGAAGAGGCACTCATATTCTCAAATAGGAGTTCACGAATGTTTGTACCTAAATTTGAGTCAAAAAATCTCTCTGTAGGTATCGTTTCAACTAAATTTCTCACAGATCTTACGATTGCTCGCTCATTTGCGATAATAGGTAGGTCTTTTGTCACTGGATGTGGGTCAAAAGACAAACTTATATCCTTAAATGCTTTAGATTTGCGTGGCTTCGCCATTATTAATGCTTTTAGTTTTATTTATAGCCTATCTTGCATAATCTTTCATCACATAATCATCAGTATCAAAGTATTGGAGTACCCAAAGGGCAACACTACGTGGATTTTTCGCTCCACAGGTAAAAATATCGAACGCAACACAGTTTTTTTCTGGCCAAGTGTGGCAAGAAAGGTGACTTTCACCTAAAGTTACAGTACAAGTCACTCCATAAGGGTCAAATTGATGAGTATAAGTGTTTAAAACCTCTAAACCTTCAGTTTTACAAGCACTAACACACACTTTTTCTATTTTATCTCTATCATTTAGTTTCTCAAAGGGTACATTATACACTTCAACAAGTAAATGTGTACCCATATGAGCATTTTTTACGTGTTTCATCCTAATTCTGGTTCAATATTGATGTCTACATTGCCTGTTTTCGGTTCAAACGGCTTTCTTTCCTCTTTTTCTTCAACTTCGCTGCGTTCTTTTGCTGTTTTCCAGAAATAATTCTCTTCTGACCCCAATCCATCCCGATCATGACCGTTTTCAACTTGGTAATATACTGTTGAGACCTTAAAATCGGGCACTTTTGGTGTTTCTGGAGTAATACTGTTGTCATATAT